GAAGAGGTTCCAACTGAAGAGGTTCCAACTGAAGAGGTTCCAACTGAAGAGGTTCCAACTGAAGAGGTTCCAACTGAAGAGGTTCCAACTGACTTACCTGTTGAGGAAGAGATTCCAACTGAAGATGTCATTGCTCCGGCTGGAGACGAAATGACAGATGCAGGTCTTGCGGGTGCAGAAGGTGCACAAACACAAACACAAGAAATAGCTGGCAACGATCACGTTGATGCTTTGGCCAGTGATGCAACAACAGACGATGCTTTAGTTGCTGACGGCCATGTGGGTGCAGATAACGCACAAACACAGGCTGCTTCGATACCTAACGCTGCTAATGCAATGGCTGTCGCACCAACAGGTGAAGAGGCAGAGATCACAATTCCTAGTAACATAGAAACAGCATCTATCGAACAACAACAAAATACTTCTAGTGTAGAGATTGGAGATACTGTAGTTGATGCTGTAAGTGACGATGCTGATTTACCGGCTGTAGACACTGTTGCTGATGACGCTGCAGGCGAACCACCAGTGGATGCAGAAGATGATGCTACAATGGATGACGAATCTACTGTAGATCAGGAAGCTGATGCTGAAGTTGAACCATTACCAGATAATAACGACGAAGAAGAAGATGAAAAGTCTAACGAAAAATTAAACAACTACCTTACGTCTAAAGGTTTGAACGAAGACGAGATCGCAACTATTAGCGGTTACATCGGTAAAGGATCTTTAGCAGCCAAATTACACAACGGTAGTCCTAAGCTTATGGCTAAGGTTATGCCTTTCGTAAGAGAGATCACAAATATCATACAAGAGTCAGGCGCCAAAAAAGTAGGCACAACTTTAGTTACACGTGAGGATTTCGTAGCAACAGTAAATGAAGCATTCAATGGCACTACCGCAGGTATGGCCAATAGACTAATTACCGCGTTTGATAACTTAGACGTTGCGCAGCCAAGTAGAGTATATAATATGGCTATGCATGAAAGTGTTGCTGGTGACATTACCGGTAGAGATGTCATAGACATCACACACAAAGCAGTAAGCAAGCTGGCGTACTACAACCAGACTAGTAAATTTGATGCTATACTTGATTCTATGCAATCTGTTATAGAAAGAAAAAAGTCTAAACTACTACTAAATGAAGATGCTACGATTGTATTAGTAGATTCAAACACAAATAAGTTTATAAAAACACATAAATTCTCGGGACCAAATAGGGAAGTTGATAAAGAAGTTGAAAAACTAAATTCAAAATTAACAGCTGTACAAAAAGATAAAGGTTTATACTGGAAGGTATCTATATTAGAAAATGCCTTGGTCGAAGCACTAGATGTTAACGTTTCTGTTTGCATGAAGGGGTCTGAAAAGAAGGGCGTCATCACTGCAATTAATTCAGCTGAACAACAGTACACAGTACTTTGGGACGGCGGCGAGACTGGCGATTACGGACAGGATCAACTCGAGGAACTGACAGCTGACATAGCAGACAACGACAACGAGAACAAGCTAGCTGCCGAAGATGCAACAAAGAAATCACAGGATGCTTCTGAGAAACCGATGAGCAACGTCAGTGGAACAACCAACGAGGAGTTCGGACAGAGAATTGCAATCAATGATATAGCTGATCCAGAAGCGTTAAAGATTAAACTTATGGACTACATTATCGGACATTTATGGAGAGGCTACGTCACAGATGAACAATCAGATAAGTTTGAGTCATTATTAGGTGATATTATGTTTGATCTTAAGACGCTTGAAATTGAGTCAACCGGCGAGAGCATGGACGATTTGGCTCACTTATTAACTATGATACCGAAAGAGTTAGCGCCACTATTAAGTAAGGTAATTAAAGCCAACGCTAAATTAGTAGACAGTAGGGTTTCAGAATCTCAAAAAAAAACTGAGGCAGTAACTGAATCTAATGCTGACGATGCTGAAACTGAGGACGATCTTAGCGTCTGGACCAAAGCAAAGGTTAAAATAGACTTCGGACCGTTCACTGAAGGAGAACTGGTAGACATAGATGCTTCTCAGTTCGTTTCTTCCGGCGACGACGACTCAATCAAGCTAAAAACGCCTAAGGACGAAATCAACAGCATTCCTAAAAAATACTTAGATGTTGAGAACGAAGGCAACGATACGCATACGGAAATTTCAGGAAAATTGGAGGATGCGTTAAAAAGTCTTGAAGCGGTTGAAACATTAATCACAAGTGACGATAAAATAGATAAGCAAGAAATTTCCGACGCTGTTGGAAAAGTTAAGGCTTTTAAGGATGCGTTGAAAGGCAAGTAATTGCCTATTAACCCCTTTATAAAAAATATCTCCGAGATATATGCCCCATTACGTAAAGAACAAAGATTTATTATCAGAAATTCTAATATCAAAAGAACAAGGCAAATTAACGGACACTGCGGTTAGCATGTTCATATTGATAGCTACTGAGAGCAACAAAAACCTACACTACGAATACCCGATGGACAAGGAGGACTGCATATCTGCAGCGCTCGAAGATCTCATCAAGTATTGGGACAGGTTCAACCCGGAAAAATCGACTAATGCGTTTGCATTTTATTCGCAGATCGCCAAGCACGGATTCGCAAAGGGTTGGAAAAGATTGCACCACCCAGACAAGGGACCTACGTTGTCAATATCAGAAGACAGCATTTATCTATAAGACAACATTTAAAATTGCAAAGAAGTCACCTTAATTGGTGACTTCTTTGATATATACATTATGATAAAAGGAGTAGGACCAAATATAGGCGGTAAATATAAGCAGAATTTTTTCGTGCCAAAGAACCCACATAAGTACATGGGCGACAACACCAGGATCATATCGCGGTCCAGTTGGGAAACCCGATTCTGCACGTGGTGTGATTTGCATCCGAACATCATTAAGTGGAATTCGGAAGGCGTAATGGTGCCTTACATTTCGCCATTAGATAATAAACCACATAGGTATTATGTGGATTTTTGGGTGCTAATAGAGCGTGATGGCGAGAAGCGACAGTATCTCATAGAGGTAAAGCCGAAAGCTCAAACATTGCCGCCAGGAAAGGTACTAATGTCAAAAGTAAACGAGGGCAATGCTACGGCTGCTCAGTTAAAACGATACAATAGGGAATTACGCGTGTATATTGTCAACCGGTCAAAATTCATAGCGGCCACAAAATACGCAAATGCTAGGGGAATGGAGTTCCAGGTTTGTACTGAAAATTTCTTATTCTGACATATATGGGAACATCTTCCTCTAATTGCATATAAATAGGAATGGCAGAAGAATCATTTGATAAGCAGTGGTCTAAATTTCTGAAGGAGCAGGGCTCTTTTGAGAAGGCTGGCAAGTATTCGTACACGTTATGGAAGGATAAGTATCAGGGCGGCGGCAGTAAGAAGTATGGCAAGCCACAGGAGATATTCACCGAGAAGGTGCTTATACCTGGAAAAATATACACGTGTCTGTACGCAGGCATGGATGAGCTCAAGTCCGGATCGCAGTTCATAGATCACTGGCCGGTGTTATTTTCGATGGGACAGATAGTAAACAATGACCAAGTGTATGAGACATGCATAGATTTCAATCTAATACCGCCAAAGGTTAGACCTTTCGTCATCGAGAAGTTGCACAAATATTTTATTTCTGTCATAGATAATAATGCGTCGCAGATATTGATAGGCAAGAAGGGCAAGAAGAGCGTGAACATAAATTTCAAATTGGCACAGGCCATACTAGCAGGCACCGGATTTGAACGTGCATATATCACGTTGCACAGAGACAAGATGGGCAAGATTAAGGTGTATGATTATGCGGACTGGGTATCAGTAGTGCCGCTGTATACCGGTGGAATAAGAGGTAAGGGTGTAAACAAAATATATCAGGACTATGTAAAGAACATGGGACAGATGCCAAAAGAGAAAGAAGCTTTCATTAACAAATTGAAAAAATAATATTATGGGTAAACTTTTTGAGTCTGGATTTTTAGATAGATTGAGCAATAACGCGTTATTTAATTCGATACAGACGAAGGTGCGAGAGATCGCAAACCTGGGTATGCGTTATGATGATATGGTCGTGAAAAACTCACAGGCGGTAGGTGCCACAGAGGGGCAGTTCTTAAAGCAGGGAATAATGGGCGATGACGCGCTTATGTATACACTGGCCATGGCCGACATCGGACCTAAGAAATACATTGCGCACTTTGACAAGGATTATCAGTCAAGACGGGAGTTCCTCAGGAAGTTCTCTTTAAATGGTGAGATACAATGGTGTTTAGATACTATCGCCGATGAAGCTATCATACAAGATGAGAAACAATTTTTTTGCTATCCTTCAACGATGTCTGTAGATGTCGAGGACGAAGTCAAGGAAAAGTTTGAGGAAAACTTCAACAAGCTATATAATTTCTTTCATTTCAATGACGACATCACGGCATGGCAGTACTTTTACCAACTGTTGGTGGACGGATTCTTGGCGTTTGAAATTATCTATGACGATAAGGCCGAGAACATAATAGGCTTCAAGGAATTAGACGCTATCAACCTCAGACCGTCTGTTGAAAAACAGACTGACGGCACGTTCAAGAATGTCTGGTACCAAAACGAGGCGGACGTTAACTTGAGAAAGGTGCTGTACGACTCTCAGATAATATACATTGCCTACGCTAAGGGCAATGCGCTTACCAGAGTTAGCTACGTAGAGCGTTTGATCAGATCGTTCAACCTATTAAGGATTATGGAGCACACCAGGGTAATATGGTCCATCATGAACGCATCGTTCAGAATGAAAATGGTGGTTCCTATCGGATCCAAGTCGCCACAGAAGGCGAAGGAGTCTTTAGGACAGTTGATGTCTATATACAAGGAGGACATCCGATTAGACTACGACTCTGGTGAGTTGTTCGTAAATGGTAGGCCGAACATCCCGTTCTATAAAAACTACATGTTTCCTAACAAGAACGGTGAGCAGACCGACATATCGGTAATGGGTAATGAAGGACCGGACCTAGGCGATACGACACAGCTAGACTACTTTTACAACAAGCTGAAGATAGATTCAAAAATACCGTTCGCCAGGTTTGACCGTGGCGCTGGAGGTGGACAGTTTGTTATGGGTGCAGATGGTGCAGACAGAGAGGAGATAAGGTTTGGTAAATTCATAAACAGGTTGAGATCTATATTTCAAGAGATCATCATAAAACCGTTATACCTGCAGATGATACTCGACTATCCAGAATTGGAAGACGACGTGGAGTTCAAGAGCGCTGTTGGTATCAGGTTCAACAAGGACAACATCTTTGAGAGACAGAAAGAAATGGAGGTCATGCAAAAAACTGTAGAGTTCATCGGTTCGATGTCAGAGATAAAGGTGAACAGGAACGGAGAGGAAGCATCATATTTCCACCCAAAATTCCTGATTGAGCGATACATGCCGATGTCTATATCAGACAAGGAACTCAACGATCAGTACTGGGAAGAAGACACAGCAAGTGCAGCGTTACCAGGTGAAGGCGGTGAGGGCGGTGAGACAGGAGCAGAAAAAGGCGGAGTACCACCGGAAGGCGAAGAAGGCGGCGCGGCGCCGGAAGAAGAAAGTGGAGCAGGCGCATTTAACCTATAAAAACAACGAAACCTTTGATTACTGGAGCGTATAATATTTATACGCCCTTTTTTATTTAATCATTATGGAAGATCAAGCTGTTAGTCAATCTAGCGCTACGTACGAAGATGCTGTGGCCGAATTAGTAATGTTGAGTCAGCAATTGCCGGTAGGGAGCTATTGGAAGGATGACAGATACATGTATAAGATAAACTTAATAAAACTTAGCGGCATTGCACTTGCAGAGTGTACTAGAATAACCATAGTTAGACCAGACGATGTTGAGTACAGTTATCACATAAATAATAAAATATTACTATTCGTTAGCAACATTCCGACTCTTATGAAATCCGATTACGATGAGTATGCTGACGCTGAGCAGGCAGTAAGGAACATATACATCGCGAAGAACACTGAAATGTTTCAGAAACAATGCCTGTTAAAAACACCAACCGATGTACCATTCACAAGTTTCGAAGTATTACACGACGAGATAATCGAGCTACGTGGAAACCAACACTTTCTATACGAACCTACAGTTAATTGCATTAGAGTGATGCGTATCAACATGGACACATACAATGGGTCGGATACACTGCACGATGAGTGGCACTTCTTCATGGAATATGAAGGTGATAACATACACGTGCTGTCTATTTCGCCAACCGTCAACACGTCACCGAAGGAACGAACACAGAATACGTTTGGCGAGATCGTCAACAGACACAATATATTTCCAATAACAGAATACCAGTTTACAGAGCTGGTGAAATTCATAGAGAACAACCCAACAAAAAACGCATAATATGATGATAATGATAGTGCGCACCAGCGACAACATAAAAAGTAACGGTTACAGTAGTTATGCGTTCACCAAAAACGGTAACATAATAGCGGCTATCAAGGACGGTGTGCTGGTCGAGTTACAGGAGTACAAAGACCAGTTTGAATTAGTTGCCGAAGGAAACCTGCATCCCGTATCGTACAACCCAGACATACACTACTTCTTCATGGATCAAACGAAAGATATACAAGACCAACTCAGAAAAAAAATAAGATGATGGAAAACACAAGACTTACCACTGTTTCGGCAAATGTTAGTAGTGCCATAAGCATACATGACAGCAACCACACGGAAGTGCTGCGCATAGAGACGGACGGACGAATATTTTGGCGGCCGCAGGGTTCTACTGAGCTGACACAAATTACAATGGACAAGGATCTAGCGATAGCATTCTCGCTATGTGTCGAGATGCTATCCGGAGGATCGCCGTACAAGTCGTTGATGGAGACGGTACGGGCCAATGCCGTAAAGGACAAGGCAGATGTCATAGGCAACGCCGTAGCTGACTACTTGGTTGACATCAAACTGGCGACGACAGAACACAGGGACATTCATGTCAAAAATGTAAAAATCATAGTCAATGGAATATAAGGAGATAAGGAAGTTCAGGGATGGAACTTCCATGGTAAAGATAAATGGCAAGATGTCAATAGTAGACGACAATCTCAACCTGTTGTTACAGCATAAGAACATTCCTGCATTGGCGGCGGACAAACTACAGAAACAATTTCCTCACATGAATATCAAATATATCGATGAGGAGACGCCTAGTATATCCATATCAAGCACAGAAGGCACGACACAGGCATTTTGTCAGTGGAACGAATCGGACGAGTTAGAAGCGATATATGAAGCTGCATTGGCCATCATCGGCATCATTGAGCTAAGCACATGCAGAGAGTCCACAGAATATTTCATGAAACACTACATAAAAACGAAAAAAAACTAATAAAAATGGAAAAAGACGAAAAAAAGTTAGACGGATGGCACCCTATGATATTTTTTAACGAGAAAAACCTGAACGGTCGAATTTACACACATGCTAGCATGAATTCAGATGTCATTAACAATATGAAAGATAAGATGGATGACAAACGGTACATGGGCGAGCTCGGCCACCCAGATATGTTTGATCCGCTCAATAATTTTTCAGATATTAGTCTATCTAACGTGAGTCATCTTGTTGAGGAAGTCGAGATACATGATAATATCATGTTCGCTAAGATCAGAATGTTGGATACAAAAGTGGCCAACACGATTGTCAGTGTACAACTTGATATACCGGCAATCGTGTTCAGGCCTAGAACATCCGGCACAATAAACGAAGACAGCACAATAGATTTAAAGGCGATCTACTCATTCGATGCCGTTAGTGCGACAGACGACGCGTTCAAGGACATGCAGGATAGATACAATATAATCATATCTAAACTTGGTCGATTACCAGACTTAACAGATTTAGAAGGTATAGACAAAGCATATTATCTCGAATGTCATAAAAATTCTAATGGAAAAAATCCTCAACTATAAAAGGAACATTCCATAACACTAAACATAAAAATTACATGAGACATCTTATAGAAACAATCCTGATGATTGTAGCACCATTTTGTTTATGGTATGCGGTATTCATACTGATATGCGCAGAATGGAACATATCACACTGGCACTGGGCAGCACGGACGATATGGGTTTTAATATCTCTAATAACAATGGCAAAAATCTTTAAAAACTTTAGCAAATGATCATATTATTTATAAATTTTACAATTTCTTTTTTTGTAAATAAAGCTTTAAATATATAATTTTTATTTTTAACTGAATTCCATTTTGTTATATTTCTAATTTCGCTTATTTTATCTTTACCATTTTTATTAAAAGTCCATGTTGATTTAATTTCTATTATTAAATTTAATTCTTTAATATAAAAATCTGGAAAATATGTATGTGATATTCCATTTAATATATATGTGAATTTTGGAATATTTGATAATATATTTAGTCCAAATTTTTCTTCTAACTTTTCCAAAAAAAATAATTCGTATGAACCTTGATATAAAATATTAGAATTTTTATAACGATGCACACATAATGCAGATTTTCTATTTTTTATAAATGATTTAAAATATTTCATACTATTATCAACACCATATCTTTCAATTAAAGTATCTTTTATTTTTTCTTTAATTTCATCAGATTGGAATACATTTTTAACACCCCATGTTTTTAAATTATAATCTTCTAATTTTTTTTTAATTAATTCAGATTTCATTGGTGACGTAACTCCATAATTTTGTAAACATGTTTTAATTTTTTTATTTTTTACAGAATTCAATTGATTAGTTGAATATACTCCGTATTTATTAAATATTTTATTCTTTCGTATATTTTGAAATTCAATATTTAACATTTGACATTTATTACTACAAAATGTGTAATATCCATCTTTAATTGATCGAAAATTGTGTAATACACGCTGACACTCTTTACACACTGGTTTTTTATTTGTTTGATGATAAAAATGCCATATTCTACAATTAAATTTCATATCCTTATACTCTGACGTATATTCTAAAATTAATATATGATATTTCTCATAATTTTTTTTAAAATATGATTCCCGTGATTTATTACCATCACCATCAAATAAAAATTGTAAATCCTGTTTAATTTTTTCCATTGTTTGCCGTATATTTATTTATATATCTAAGTTGAAACAAATAATATCATACGATATATTATTTAAAATATAAATGATATAATTATGAATACATTAGATACACAATACAAAGATCTTTTATCTAAAATTTTAAATGATGGCAATACAAAAATGGATCGTACTAAAATTGGTACAAAATCTATTTTTGGTACACAAATGCGTATTAATCTTAACGAGGGATTTCCGATTTTAACATCAAGACAACATTCATTTAAAATTGCATTTTATGAAACAATGATGTTTCTAAATGGTGAGACTGATTCCATAAAATGGTTAGAATCTAATAATATAAATATATGGCATGGTAATACCACAAGAGAATTTTTGGATAATAGAAATTTACAGCATTTATCGGTTGGTGATATTGGTCCTTGTTATGGCTATCAATGGCGACATTTTAATGGACCTGGTGGCATAGATCAATTACAAAGAGCATTTGATACATTAAAAAATAATCCGAATGATAGAAGAATGGTAATTACTGCATGGAATCCTAATCAAATAGATAGTGCGCCATTACCATCTTGTCACATATTCTATCAATTTTATGCTTTTGAAAATAAATTAAGCTGTCAATTTTATATGCGTTCACTAGACGTGTATCACGGTTGCGGATATGATATTATGTGTTATGGCCTTATTACTACATTATTTGCTAAAGCATTAGGTATGGAAGTTGGTGAACTTATTATGTCAACAGGTGATACACACATTTATAATAATCAAATAGATGTTGTAAAACAACAAATAAATCAACCACATTTTGATTTACCATATTTGATTATAAAGAAAGAAATTAATTCTTTATCTGATATATGTAAACTTAAATGGAATGATGTAAATCTTGCTGGTTATATCTCTGCTGGACCATTAAAAAAAGTTGATATGGCCATTTAATTATGAATAAAAATGAAAAAAATAAATACGGCCGCGTGCAGGCTCATTGAGTTCGGCACGCCGGATGCCGACGGACTCGTCATACAGACGTCCGAGGTGGAGGCATCTCCAGATGTTGTGTGCGTCATCAGTACGCCAGATAACGACTACAACATATTACGTGAGGAAATTGCTGGCACAGCACACGTCATGTTCATGACCGACGGCGTGTATGTGTCAATAACGCCGTGGCCTGGATCGAGGGGCGATATGCTTCGATACGCACTCAGCGTCGGAGCGTTGGACATTCTTCCAGTAGGGACAGGATGTGTGGACGAAAATGATTATATTTGGAATTATCGATTATTATACATCTATCTTAAAATAAAAAAAAATGAATGCACTGACAGACACCCCATTTAAGAATATAAACCGGAAGGTGCTCACCGCCGACGAGAGAACAGTCAAGCTGTTATATCCAGAAAAACAGGTTACGATAATCAGCTCGGGCTGGATAGACGAGTATCACGTGATAGTAGAGGACGGTACAAAAAAACAATCAACATACTGCATGATGAGCACGGACAAAATAAAGGAAACTTTCGATATAGACATAAAACAATATTAAACAATATTAAATGAGCGCTGTACAAGATTTACTGACATACAAGCTTCGACCTAAGGTGTTCGAACAACTAATTCTATCCAATCGTGTTAAAGGCGAGCTTAATCACGGTGACATTCAACAGCACACACTGCTGTACGGAACGCCTGGCACCGGAAAGACATCGGCCGCCAGAGTGCTCGCGTTAAAATCCATGGGACATGCTGACTACTACATCAACTGTTCCGACGAGACCGGTGTGGATACCGTACGTGACAAGATCAGCGGCATGTGCAGCTCGTTATCCGTGCTAGACGGAGAGAGAGCCATCAAGGTGATCATATTAGACGAGATAGACGGAGTGTCAGACCAGTTCTTCAAAGCATTGCGTGGCACGATAGAGAAGTACGAGAAGACTTGTCGGTTCATAGCCACTTGCAACTACGTCAACAAGGTTCCGGACGCACTGACGTCCAGGATGAAACCGATAAACTTCGACCCGATCGACAAGGAGGAAGAGGAAGAGGTCAAGATCCTGTGGAGAGAACGAGTAGGCATGGTGATGTCAAAGCTCAAGATAGAGTACGAACCGGCTGCCATGGACGAGTTCGTCAAGAAGAACTTTCCAGACATGCGGTCAGCTCTAAACAAGATAGAATCGTGGCAGATACAGGGTATCACGTCGGTCACTGCCGAGAACATAAAGAGACTCAGCTGGGACTTCAACGACCTATACGAGATGCTCATCAAGAACCCTGATCCATACGCTAACTACAACTTCGTGATGGCGAACTATGCGACGAAGGTCGAGGACGTTATGAATGCGCTCGGTTCAGACTTCATAGACTGGATCGGAGAGTCGCACCAGGACAAGATAAAGTTCATACCGCACATATTAGTATCTGTCGCAGACTACCAGGCCAAGCGTCACCTGGTCATAGATCCAGTCGTTGCACTAGTTGCACTTGTCTTCTTTATACAAAAGACACTTAACTCGTAATGTATGATTGGTCAAAAAATAAGTCCGATTTTAGTAGAACTAGAAAATACTATTTGGGAATTCGAAGCCAATATTGGCGCCAAACCAGATTATACAGATGCTGCATTTAGAGCTATTATCAAGATATTTATGTCTGCGATAATGGATAAAACATGGGAGCTCCAATTAAAAGAGAAAATTACGATGGAAGATCGAATTAAAATGGTTGAAAAAGCCGGTGCAGACATGCACCAATTCATTAAAACATATACAGATTACGATACATTTACAATGTATGACGATATATAATATGTGAAACACCTTACTGATTATAAATTGTTCGAATCCGAACCAGTCGACCAGAAATGGTATCACGGCACCGATCACGAATTCGATACTTTCGAGAACCGGCCTGACGTGAAAGGATCAAGTGCAGTTGGCATCTGGGCGACTGACGGCAAAGATCTTGCCGAGATGTTCGGAGAGCACGTATACGAGGTCGAAGTAAGTTACAAGAAGCCCTACGAGATAGACATGGACGAGTGGAACGAGATTAGAACAGATCATGCAGGCGACACGGCATACTTCAAACAGTGGAAACAAGAACTGATCGATAAAGGATACGACGCATTATTCGTGAAGGAGAACGATTGGGAGGCACATAACTTCAAAGACCCTAACATGGTCGCAGTATTCAACACAAATCAAATAAAAAAAATAAGATGATGAAACCAAACTATTTCAAGTGGCTATGGTCCACACAAAAGAAAACCGTAATATTGACTATTGTAGGCATTATCGCATGTATATTCGCCACGCCAGTAATACTGGATCCAGAGAATGCCAACCCAATTGCTGTTATTATCGGAGCACTTGTTGCTGTGTACGGATTCACTGTTGGCATGGCATTACAACCGTATATGATATACAGAAAATTGGACAAAACCAACTACTGGACGAAAAAATGAAACGACGAATAAAATTATTTGAAGAATTTGAATCAACAGAAGAATTGAATAAAGGATTAGATGGTGTGTATGCAAAAAAATAATTTCCAATAAATGTGTGCGGTTTGAAAAATACTTGTATATTTGTATTCTTTAAAAATGTAAAAAAAACTCCTAAAATAGGAGGCGGTGTAATAAGTGTGAAAACAACTGGTCCACAGAAATAAATCGGCATTTTTTTTAAAAAAAATGAAACTTTTTAGTAAATGTAGATATATAGATAGAAATTATGAAAACAACTTTATCACTTAGCTTATTATCGTCACTCTCTAGTCTGAAGAGCGGGTTGAGCTATGCGTAAAAGATAACTAACATTACTTACGAAAAGCTCAATCAAACGATTGAGCTTTTTTTATTATCTGAATGGCGGAATTGGTATACGCGCAACGTTGAGGTCGTTGTGTCCACAAGGACGTATGGGTTCGAGTCCCATTTTAGATACTTTGGTGAACGCACCAGATTTTTTTTTTGATTAGTGCAAAATAAAAAGGAGAGTTAATCTATCAGTGCTCGTTTTCGGGTGGTGTTCAATTCTCCGCAAGTAACAAGGAAGATCTAGCCGAGGGTTGACGACGGCACCGCATTTGAAACGCGGCGAACTGAAAGGTCTTGTGAGTTTGATCCTCACATCTTCCGCTGAAAGTATTAAAAATAAAGTGAATGAATGAAGAAGAAAAATATTGTCTCGTAATGTTTCCCTACCCATCTGGGAACGGACTCCACATAGGTCATGCGTATAACTACATGGTCATGGACTCCTGGTGCAGGTGGAACAGGTTCAAGGGCGTGAAAGTATTCCAACCGTTTGGATACGACGCGTTCGGACTACCAGCTGAGAACTACGCCAAAAAGATCGGCGGAGATCCTAGAATAGTCACGAATGACAATATCAGGAAGTTCAGGAACCAGATGGACAAGATGGACACGCAGTACGAAGAGATTCTTACGACGTCCGACCCGAGATATATCAAGTGGACCCAGTGGGTTTTCATGAAGATGTACGAACGCGGTCTTGCGTACAAGAAGGATGCACCGGTCAACTTCTGTCCAGATTGTGATACAGTACTTGCAAACGAGCAGGTAAAAGGTAAGAGGTGTGATAGGTGTGGAAACGTAATCGAAGAACGGTTCATGAACCAGTGGTTCCTCAGGATCACGGACTACACGGACAGACTTATTGCCGGACTTGACAAGGTTGATTATCCGGAAGGGACCAAGAAGATGCAGAGGAACTGGCTTGAAGACCAGAGAGACTGGTGCGTCTCTAGACAGCGCAAGTGGGGTTGTCCGATTCCGATCGAAGGTGAGGAAGACACGCTTGACACGTTTGTGGATAGCTCGTTCTATTTCCTCAGGTATCTTGATCCTGACAATACCGGTGAGCTTGTATCACCAAACAAGGTGAAGCAGGTTGATCTTTACGTCGGTGGACCAGAGCATGCTTGCATGCACCTTATATATGCGAGGTTCGTTAACATGTTCCTCTACGATATAGGTGTCACGTCGTATGAGGAACCGTTTAAGAAGGTGTTCCACCAGGGGATGATAAAGTACCAGGGCGAGAAGATGGCGAAGTCTAAGGGCAACGTGGTAAACCCAGACGAGTTTGATGCTGCTGAACTAAGGATGTATCTCATGTTCCTCGGACCGTACGCCGAGGGTGGAGACTGGGGAACCGGAAACATGAACGGAGTGCGCAAGTTCATACACAGGATGGACAGGTGGACCAAGAACGTCGGAGAAGATGTAATAGATCTCGCCGAGTTCGAGAACAAGATAAATGAAAACGTAGAGAACTTCAGGTTCAACAAGGTGGTATCTGATTTCATGACGTTCTATAATATTAACAAGTCTAAAAAACCGTGTGTTAAGACAGCGGAGAGACTTAAGGAAATGTTCGAGTGCTTCGCCCCTAGTTTTGTGGACAAGTCAGAACAACAGTGATAATTCTATAAGGAAGATGAAGCAGTGCCATGGAGGCGCGACGTGCTTCGAAATCACGGCCTCGTTAAATCGGGTGGGGATCGGGTCCTCCATCTTCCGCTGTATGAACAGGTGAAAACAGTACAATTGGCCTTGTGGTGAAATTGGTATACACGCTAGATTTAGGATCTAGTGCTTCACGGCGTGAGGGTTCGACTCCCTCCAAGGTCACGAAAATAGAGGTGTGTCGGAAAAGACAGACGAGGGAGATGCTCCTGCTGGATCAGCTATATGCAAGTAGTCCCAGCGTGCAGGCTAAAATCCTGCCACCTCTACTAATTTGCCCAAATAGCCCAATTGGTAGTGGCGGTAGTTTTAGGAACTACGACAGTTATCGGTTCGACTCCGATTTTGGGTACAAAAATGGCAAACGTTTATAAAAGAAAAACAAATTAAAATATGAAAAAAAGAGAAACAGTACACTTCATAATAAAGGTTAGAAACCAATTGAAGATGAAGCATGCAACGAAGCTTATATTTATGTCGTCCACAAACAACATGTCGATATACCGTACGATAATGTTTGACAACAGCGCAGATGTAGAGGCTTACTTGGAGAAGCTCGGCTGTGAGCCTGAGAAGGTATCCAAGTTGAGTTTACAGAATATTGAATAACAGATAGACAAATCTAAACTGAAAGGGCGTCTATTGATTTAGACGCCCTTTTTAATTATGCTCCGGTGGTGGAACTGGTAGACACGCAAGACTTAAAATCTTGTGCCCATAGGGCGTACGGGTTCGAGTCCCGTTCGGAGTACTTTACGAGTAAAAAAAACAAACAAATTTACACCTGTGTCAATAATAGGGGTAATAGATGCACCAGTGATGAAGTTGGCAAAGCATGAATGTTTCAAAAATATTCTATCATGGGTTCGAAGCCCATCTGGTGTACATTTGGAGAGTGAACTACACAGGTGTGTGGATCCGCCTGCTAAGCGAGATGTGCCTTCGGGCATGGGTTTCGATTACTCCGCACTCCGCCATAATAAATGCCCGAGTGCGGAAATTGGCAAAGCCGGCTTGACTTAAAACCAAGTGATTTATGGGTTCGAATCCCATCTCGGGTACTTTTATAGATCATATTTTTTAATTATTCGTCTAACCTGTGAATGTGACACATTCATTATTCGGGCTGTACGTGAGATCCATCCATATTTATTTCGATCTGCTTGATTTATGGCTTGGATATAGTTATCAATCTGTTCGGACGTTAATTTATTTTGTCCACCTACACCAGATCTGCCCTTTAATCGTTGCGCATGAATTTTACGAGCATCTTCCAGACCGTGTTTTTCAACTAATCTATCCCATGGATTTATGTATGTGCCGTTATTAATTGAGTCTTGTATATTTTCTGATACGGTCCCCCAATACAAATGCTGTGGATTTGAGCATTTAGGATTATGACAAGCATGACATAACTGAATTTTATGACCTCTTGGCACAGTAGTTCCTAAATAGTGTGCGAGTAGACCACGACATTGTGTAGATGTTGTACCTATCATTACACATTCCATATCTAATTTTATATGCTCCTGTCGAGTGTCCTGACTATTTTTGATGTATTCATTAATATTTTTGAACATGTGATAAAGATTTTATTTTATATATCTGCAGGTTCGATATTTTATTCGTACTTTTGTAAAACAATCTCGCTATAGAGTTTGACGATAATAGGAAGACAGGTTTTTTTTTTGATTTAAACTAAAACCTATTATTATGAAAACTTTATTATTAGCCCAATTGGTAGTGGCGATAGTTTCAAAAACTATGACAGTTGTCGGTTCGAATCCGATTCTGGGTACAAAAATGGCAAACGTATGGTTTTATGCGCCTCATTTCGGTCCTTATTTGATTAGGTTCATAACTTAATAACTTCTTGTATTTCTAACATGTCAACGTTATATGCAACAACATGTGCAATGCCTTCCATCTTATTGTATCCTGCTAGTACTATACCGTCGATGCCACTTGCTGTCATTGCTACTGCAAAGTTCTTAGGTTCGTACATAAAGAATTCAGCCCATACGTATTCAAAGAAATCTATACGATCTTCTGCACTATTACTGACTATTGTGACAAACTCGTCAAGGCCTCTCGCCGCGTTTTCGTGATAGTTGTTTGCTTCCATTTCCCAATCAGATACATGTTTTTTAATCATATTCTTTACAAGTGAAAGATCAGATTTCTTAACAGGTTCACCTCTTTTGATGATCTCACCAGTCGGGTTCAGTTTGATAACATGTATAAATTTACCATACTTCTTTGCATCTTCTAACATATTGGTTAAGTATATGCCTGGACCATGCTCATTATTATTACCTTTGTTAAGATGGTCCAATGTAAAAGATGATCTTTCTTGTCCACTGCCGGTGTACCACACTTGATCAAGGTTCAGATTTGTTTCCTTGAAACTCTCGAATAGTTTAATATGCTTCATTTTTTAGTATAGGTTTATCCGTTTTCGAATTGTAAATATAAATCTTTGCGCCGTCCGTTAGTTCATCATCCATAGAGTATACGTTACTCATATCATCAAAATATACGCGGTAACAGTTATCACCATACTTAGTCATGGCTTCACCTTTTGATACGAAGATCCATTCTATGTTATTCTCTGCGAAGAATTCTTCGATCTCATATATTAGATCTACACTATCGTCATACATGTTAAGTCCATCCTCTAATGAATCGATTTGTTTTATTAACGGCTTAGCATCTGAATAATCGTATTGTACCAATTCCAATACCTGCCTGAATGTCATGTGGTACTCATCTATGATCTTACCATAGAAGTCATCGTTGTCCAAAGACTTAGGACTACAGTGCATCCCAACGTAATTATTTTCAAAGTTCTCAAATAACTTATATGTCTGTAAATGTTTCATGTTGTATATATCGGTGCCGGTGGAATTTTATCAAAGCATGCGTTTTAAATTTAAAAGTTTCTTCTTACATTTGTATCAGTTCTTTGAATTTAAAGATTCCTCACAGTCTTGTTGAAATACAGGAGTGTTGAATACCATGCTGTATGGGTTAATCGCAGTTGAGGGGAACTTTGTTTTTATTAAAAGAATTCAGTAAGTTAAAAGTTGCCTTGTAATACAGTAGCAGTTTAACTTGGGCAAGAGCTACCCAGATGTTTGTGAGCACATCTATTAAAATAAAAACTCTCGGCTGATATATCCACGGTCTAAAAGAGGAGTCTGATTGGAGCAAAGGAACCACACCAAGTTCCTCCACAGCGAATGGTTGACTTTTTTTGCGGGTAAGACTGCAATATTTTTCAATAGAAAAATTAAAAATTTTACTCCGACACGAGCTCGGTCGGGGGAAACAATATTGCGGACGTTTTGTCCGTTTATAATATCTTGTTGGGAAGACAGCCGCCGTTTAGGTGCTCGATACCAGTTCACGCTGACCGATCATTTAGACGACAGGAAATAGGGAGAGTAGGGCAAAGATACTGGGTAATGTGAAATATACCAGGATGATAACTCGAGGGTAACTTATAGGCAACAACATCGGCGTTAATTCCTTCGCTGAGCACTGAGTTTTCATGTGGTCTTCCATATAGGATAAGGTATAAATTCCTTAGTCCGGAATGTAATACTATAGGGATAAGTATGGGGTTCAGCCCGCCATGCACATTCCGGACATTTTTAATAATTTTAAAATAAAACAAATAATGGATCCACAACAACAGAAAAAAGCCATCATAGATGCACCATGGATGAAATGCGAGTGTGGCGGCATCACGTTCGTACAGCTAGTAATGGTAAAGAGACTATCTAAATTGCTAACTGGATCTGCACAGGATCAAGTGATAGACGTACCAATGATGAAATGTGACAGCTGTGGTAAGCTTCCAGGATTCATCACAAAGCCCTTCTCGGACATACCAGACGACATGAAGGCAACAACTGGCATAAGCCTGATGGATTAAAAGATAACCAAAAATGAAATACATCTAAAAGATAACCAAAAATGAAATACATTAAGATAAGCAACGACGGTGAAATAGAGATCAACGCGTTCAGACTGATAGGAGCAAGCTCGAAGAGAAACGACGAAACGAAGATAGGATTCTTCGGATCTGGTCTCAAGTACGGCATGGCATTCCTGTTGAGAGAAGGCATAAAGTTCAAGATCTATGCAGGGTTAAAAGAAGTGACCGTATCGACTAAATCGGTATTGCACAGGGAACAGGAGTTCCAGGTGATACAGATAGATGGAGAGGATACGTCCATGACAACTGAGATGGGTCCTAAATGGACGCACTGGGGCGCAGTGCGGGAGATATACTGCAATGCCGTCGATGAGGATAATGATGCGATAAATATAGTGAGTGAGATCGAGCCAGAAGCAGGCAAGACCATATTCTACATAGAACTTACCAAAGACCTGCATCAGATCGTTGAAAATTGGAACAGTTATTTTTCTAAGGATAGAATTGATGTTGTGTATTCACATGACTTTGGACCGATAGGATCGCATGGCAAAATTTTCTGGTCTCATACTGACAGACTCATCATATACCGGAAGGGAATTCAGTGCTTTAGTTCCAATGATCAGAGCTGTTTTCACTATGATCTTCCCTGGTTGGAGATCAATGAGAGTAGGGAGATAAGTTCCATGTACGATTTCAAGAATAAATTGGTAACGTTCATCGGATCAAACGTGAATGCAAACACATTGAAAATTCTATTGGCCTGCATGGACAAAAATAAGTCATTGGCTGAATTCGAGTATGGCCTACCATGGTATAACCTGTATAGTACGATGAATGTTCCTGCGTGGATAGAGGCTTGCGATAATAAAACACTTGTATCTGCCGAAATATCTGGTTGGTATGCCGACGAGATAGCACTGGACCGTAACGCTTATCTGTTATTGCCACACGAACTTGTGACAAGAATAAAGAAGAACATACCAGAGATCAAAACATTAGGCGAGGGTCACAACGATATAATTTTTAAGACTATCGAGCCGAACGAGAAACAGAAATTCTTGTTGAAGGAAGCCAACGCATTCTTTAGTGAGGCAGAATATGCGGTGAACTTTCCGATACATGTCGTCAAGTTCGAGGAGAATTTCATATTCGGATATGCAAATGACGGAAAAATATACGTATCGGAAAGGGTATTCGACATGGGCAGACGAAAGCTCGTAGAGGTGATATACGAAGAGAACGAGCACAATAATACCAATTTGGGTGATAAGACGAGAGAATTTCAGAGCTATCTGATAGGGCAGGTCATTTCGAGGATGGAAGATAAATGCGCCTTTTTTCTCTGAGCTTGTTCAGGTGTTTGTACATCAGTATTGCTACTATGACGCCTGGAGCAAGGATCCAAAGCATATTTACGCCGAGCCCAGTCGCTATAAATGCGATCTCACCGTTACCAATCGCATATTCTTGGTATGATACCATCACATTAAAATCGTACAGACCGTGTATGAATACGGCAGCCGCCAATCCAATCGTCATGAATAAATGCCTCAATTTCTTTTTATACACACCAAGTGATATAAAATAACCCATTATCAGTCCTGCAAGCATGTGCAGTATTATGGCAGAATATGCCCTGATCCAAAGCACGTCAGGTCCAAATCTCCATGCGTACATCATGTTCTCAACGACCGCGAAACCGGCAGATATTGACATGCTGTAGAACATTATGGCGTGTGGCATCGGCCGTCTGCCCCTGTACATGGCAGTGAGCCTGTAGAACAATAGTTTCATTCCTTCCTCTAATAGCGCCACCTGAATGAATGCGGTGACGACCAATCCGGTAAGGAAGTTGTCCAATGTGAACCTCCAACCTGGCAATATCCATTGGAACGCGGTGACCGCGGTGACCGCGATAGATCCCATTAGGAAATACAAGAACGATATTCTTAGGCTGATGGAGTTCTTTGGAAAAGGCACGAATACGATAAATGCGTATATCAGTGCAGGAACGAATGTCAGCAGGAACGGCAAGAAATTGTTATCTTCGAATATCATACAATCATTGGTATCATTGACTAATCACATAACACGTGTAATATTTTATATATCAAGAAACGGTCCATAAAATTAAACGTATTGATACACAGATACTTACATAATAATTGGAAAATACTTGCTATAAATTTTTTTATTATCAAATAATATCGTATCTTTACAATGTAATCAAGTTAATAATTAAACTAAAAAAATAAAAAAAATGGCAACAGTTAAAAAAAACGCACCAGTAGTAAATTTGTTCGCTTCTGCACCAGTTAAAAAAACAGCTAAAGCAGCAGACGAAAAAACAATTGTAATCGTAAATGATAAAAAAGTATCTGATGCAATTGCAGCTTATGAAAAAGCAAAAAAAGACATAGATACTGCAACAGCTGCAAAAACTGAAGCTGAAGTTATTATCAAGCCGTATGCTAATCAGGTATGGTTGAGTGAAGTAGAAAAAAATGGTAAAAAACCAGATAGTTTCATACTATCGAGTAAGTCGCACACTGATTCATTGATGTATATCGTTGCGGATTCTTACAAAACAATTGACAAAGACCGTCATGATTATCTTGCTGAGACTTATGGAGAGGACATCGTTTCAGATAACAGTATCTATACAATGGATAATAAAATGATCCAAAAGTATGGTGCACAGATTTCTGCTGCAATCATGGGTGCTAAAGGAATTCCTGCTGAAGACAAAGCACAGATCATACAAAAAATTGAGAAGTACAGTGTTGCCAAAGGGACAATTGAAAAACTTAAAGACTTTGCTGCTGCTGCAAAAACATCAGTATCAGTTATCTTCTCTGAAATCTTACCAACACAATCGTTGAAATCAAGTAACAAATAATTTTCAACTAAATTAGTCCACTGTTACAAAACAGTGGGCTTTTATAAGTAGAAACCACACAAATCCATTATGAAAAAGATAATAAGAGTTAAATTGTTAAAGGATCCAGGCGCAGTAGGCGGTTTTTGCATGAGCGTAGGTTCTATAGTTGAATTGTACGACGGCGGGTTCAGAAATCCAGAAGTCAATAAGAACTACTATCCAGTGTTCGGACCGTACACTGTCCTAACTGACATAGCAGATCAAATCATGAATGGCACTGCCACGCAAGAAGCAATTGATTTGTTCGAGGTTGTAGATGTTACCGATATTATGTTGTCACAAGTATCGTTAATGCACGACGTCATGGACGAAACTGGTAGCAACAAACTTTGTTCTGTTATTCATAGATCACTTATGACATTGCTACGAGACAAAATAATCGAGAACAGCCGTAGAGGCGCTGACTACGATTTCAAGCTGTCCGATGCCTTGCTAAAGAACGAGTTAATGGAACATGCGTTACCTGAAGACATGATAGCAATTATTGAAGAGACTAATAGAAATATGGAAAAGATCAATAAAATTATAGCTGAACATGATACTAAGTAATACATATTACCGGATAATTTTACCAGCTTTTACATCAAGCCAGTATTTTTTTAAAGATTCACTGCGTTTCTTAATTTGTTCAGGTGATTGTTTTTTGCCTTTATGTGTAGCAATCATTCTATTTTTTGATTCTTCTGTAAATTTATGGACACCTTTTGCATGCGTATTTCCAATCGGACAATTTTTATTTCCTTTTTGTGAAATACTCATTCTATATTTTGTTTCTTCTGTTGGAATAAATGTATGTCCTAAAGCATGTTGTTTTCCTTTCATTGATTTTGCTAATTTATCACGAGTTTCTTTTGACACTTCATGTCCTATTTTACCCTTGCGAATATTTTCACATCCTATTATACTTCGCTTCATACCTAAGTTACCTTTACTTATTTTATCTCGAGCATCTTGTGTATGTGTTTTTCCATACATAGGATTATTTTTACCAAGATTTAATTCACGTAATTTTCTAATAGTATCAGGTGTAAAATTTACGTCACCACCATCACCGCCATACGTACCATTTTTAAGATTAAATCCCCATGATAAACATAACCAAATCCAATGTTGTTCCCAAAATTGCCATTCCGAATTTGGTACTTCATCGAGTACCTCCATTATCGGTAACATATCTTCTTTCAATACTGATCTAATCCAGCAACTTACTTTGGTCTTCAGCTTTCTGTTTATATGTTTAGATAATCTAGCTTTAAGATTATTTGTTTTACCAACATATTTTATTTCATCTGTACGCGGATCAATTAAAGCATATATAAATACTGTTGTTTCCATAAGATTAGAATGTTTTAACTATATATCTTATATATTATGATAAAATATAATTTTTTTCGATATATTTTTCCTCCCCGCCCTGAGAATGCAGTGTCGCCTGATGTTTTATCGGACTATGACAACAATGAGTACCTAGCTCAGCCTAAATTGAATGGCGATTGTGTCGAGATCTATACGAACGGTATAGAGATACTCATATATAACAGACACAAGAAGCTATTCAAGAAGTCTGCACAATACAAAGATCGTTTCATAAAGCTACACAGAGAGACATTAGGTGCTGGTAAAGACAAGAACAAGTGGATGGTGCTAGTTGGTGAGTTCATGGACAAGGGTAAGTTGAATGATTGGGGTGAAAACTTCAACAACAATTTCGTGATACATGACATCATAGTGTACGACTCGATGCAATTGGTTGGCAAGACCTACCTAGAGCGTGTTGAGATGTTAGACAAGATGTTTGGGAAGGACGATTTGGAGATCATAAAGAACAACAAAGCGTTCCCGGCCGGTGTGAGAAAACTAAAGTTTTTATATGTCACAACAGTAGAATGCGTGTACAGAGTAAAATCATTTAGAGACTGTTTCGGAGCCCTGTGGAATGACATTGCCAAAATAAATGGTATTTATGAAGGATTGGTGCTTAAAAGATGTGACACACAACTTGAAAATGGTATAACACAACAAAATAATATGGCTGGGCAGGTAAAAATTCGAATACCTACAAAGTTATATCTCTACTAACTTATTATATTAATTTTGTATACTTGCGAACGTATTTCATCTAACCATTTATTTTTAGAACTAATAGTATATGCAACTTTACTATTAGTATAAAATTCTTTAATTGTATTATATTTCATTGCTTCTTGTTTACACAGTTCTTTTGTCCAATAACCATTAGGTTTATTTTTAATCATGTGTGAATACATATCAGTCCAACCATTTCTTATAATTGCTTTATTACAGCCATTAGTATATTTTTTAAATTCTGAAAATTTTTTATATTTTAATGCTTCTGTATGACAAGCTTCTTTTGTCCAATAAATTTTCTTGATAGTTTTCATGTGTGAACATATTTCGTCTAACCATTTATGAATAATAGCACTTCCATACGCACTTCTACTATTTTTTTGAAATTCAGTACGAGTTTTATATTTTAATGCTTCTGTATGACAAGCTTCTTTATCCCATTTAATATTAACCCAACCAATTCCACCTGTTTTGTTTTATTTAACACAATCCATTTATTATAAAAAATGTATTTAGGACTTATTTTAAATAAATTATTTTTTTTTATTTATATAAATAATGCATATCTTTACAATAAAAAATGCTACTAAAAATTATGGATAGAGAAGAGCTGATAGAATTTTTAAAGAGCGAGGGCTACTATAACATCAGGGAGGTACCTGGTCGTGGACTTTGTGGACTTAAGGAGTTTATATTCACGATAGGACTATGTGAGGAAATGGCAGAACATGGATACGGCGGTAGGTACTGCTATCCTAAAGAGCTGATATTGGAATCGGTGATAGCCATAGAGAAGTGGGACGGCGTGGATGATCCGATAGGTGGATGGATAAAATACAAAGGAACAAAAGGAGAAAGAAGTAATGACAGTCAAGTCAAAGGAATATAAGAAGGATTTCGTCACGCTCTACACCGATGCATGTAGGAAAGAGGACGGCCTGATGGCATACGCTTTTTGGGCAAGGCACGACGGCGGCCGTATCAGGTCTTCCGCGATGTGTCCGCCAGATCTCGAGACTATATGCCAGGGAGAGATGTACGCGATATGTCAGGGCATGTACAAAGTCCTGAAAAAGCTGCCCAACACGAAGGGCTTCTATGTTACTTCAGATTCGATGGGCGCAATAAACACGTTGAAGAATACGTACCGCGAAACGACGTCTAAGGGCAAGGAGCGTAGAGAACACACCAAACGGTTGAAACTGGCGTACGATAAGATGGTGACTGAAAATAGATTAGAAGTTGATTTTAGACACATCAAGGCACACACCGGCAAAACCACAAATACTAGGGTGTGGCTCAACGACTGGTGCGACAAAATATTAAACACTATAATCAAAAAATATAGAGATGAACAAGAACAGAATAGTAATTGAGTTTCCGAAAAAAAATGGATTCTAACGAAGCACGTAAAGAGTTAGGCGAAGCGGTGTACAAAGCTTCTGTACAATTCTACGAAAGCATTGACGAACACTGTAACCTAACAGACGGAAAGTATTTGGCAGGTAACGGTCATCACATGGCACAGAATATGACAGAGCATATGTAAAGATAATAATAAATATTGAAATAAAAAAAAAATAATATTGAAAGTAACAAGTGTATCAAAACTCTACTACTTTAAATTATACATACTTTAAATCAAAACTACTACTTTAAATTATCATGATATTTTAAATACATACTTTAAATTAACGGACAAATATAAGAGAATTTAATATTTTAATGTGTACAGTGAGACGTGGTCCAACATATCTATTGGTTCTTGTGTGTTCTCGTCGAACGATCTCAGACTTGTTATTTCCCATGTGAATTCTATCCTGAATGGATGTGCATTACCAAATGAGAATACATCTAGTATACCACCCCTGATTGCAAATTGACTTGGCGCAAATACGTTAGACACTTGTGTGTATCCAAAGTCTTTCAGAACATTAACTATATCATTCATGTCGTGATCGGTATTTAGATCCAGCGATACGATCTCCGTGCCGCGGACAACCATCAATGCCTGTTCGTCCCATTTGTCTGGAAGGTTGGCCTCTATCTTGTACGCATACTTTGACGCCTTTACATCTTCGTCATCGAATTCGACAACTACATCGTGATACATACCAAAATCGTGAGGATTCTTGGTTACCCTAAATCTTGCGTTCGGCGGAGGTTTGCCGAATGTCCTCTTCAGTTGGCCTATGTACGCCGAGCATTCACGCTCGGTATTTTCCAGGTAGTTCTCGCTACCCAACTGCGCGCAGTCCTCTTCGACTGGCGTAGTATTCAATGAAAAATTATCCTTCATTTTTTAGTGATTTTACATGGTTCTGGTGGGGTCGGCATTAAGCGTTCGTCCCATAATTTTTGCGCTTGATACTTCAGGTAAAGACATGAGTTTTACAGATTACTCATTATACAATGAATTAAATAGAAACAGTAAAGTTAATCCAATTGATACGAACACAGAAGAAATTCATTTAATTATCCTATGTACCAAACCAGAACAATGGCAAGTTGTTGATCCAAACGAGTTAATGAACAAGAAAATCCGTTTAAGTCATCACAAGAAGCCTATTCAGCAGCATTTGATAACGTAACCTATGATGTTGGGTTAACTGGTTATTATGGTTTGATTATAATTTAAAAGAATTAATATGAAACATGGATAATTATTTCCATTTATTTTTTATTTATATAAATAATGCCTATCTTTACATAACAATAAATAGATAATCTATGTCAACAGAAGTAAAAGATGACAACAAAGTTAAGGGAAAGATTGTATATCTACATAAGGTCGATGGAGATGCTAACAACAATAAATTCTTTAAGATGGTCGAGAATATTGATAACGACACATTCACAGCAACATGGGGTCGCGAGGGCGCGCAGAATCCACAGACGAAGTGTTTTCCTATGTCTCAATGGGACACGAAATATAAAGAGAAGACAGGTTCCAGAAAAAATTATACTGATGTAACTGAGCACAGAACCATTACGGATAGACAGGTTAACTCAAAAGGTGTAAATATTATTGCTGATGACAAGTATGTTGTAGAGCTAGTTCTTGCTTTACAAAACTATGCGAAAGTACAAACTACCGAGGTGTATAAATCGGAGGCCAAGGGTGTGACACAGAAGCAAATTGATGATGCGCAGGATTTTCTCGATGAATTAGCACACTCGTTCCAGCACCACTTTGGTGATAGCGATTGGAGTCAGAATATGTTCAACTCCGTGTTGACAAAACTCTACATTGTGATTCCACGCAAGATGAAGAATGTCAATGACCATCTTATCGATGCAAGTTGGGACAATAAAAAAATAGGAGAGCTTATTGCGCAGGAACAATCTAATCTTGATGCGATGGCCGGACAGGTTACCCAGCAGTCGGCAGTTAACGAGTCAGAAGATACCATAACAGATGCCCCACAACAGACACTTGTTGATATGCTTGGTCTGAAAATGTTATTGGTTACTAATAAAGCGGAATTAGATCTGGTCCGAAAAAGGTCTCAGGAACATGCTGGACGCATTTTGAATGTTTACCGCGTGATAAATGAGAACACACAGAAATTATTTGATAAAAAACTGAGCGATGCGAAAGATAAAAAGGTTGATCTCTTGTGGCACGGGAGCAGAAATCAGAACTGGTGGTTTATTATCCAACAAGGACTAAAGATTCGTCCATCTGGAGCGATCCATACTGGCAGTATGTGGTCTGACGGAATCTATTTTGCATCGTCTAGTGATAAGTCATTAGGGTATACTGATAATGGTCGTTGGGTGAATAGAGGATCAACTAAAAAAGTTTATATGGCTTTGTATTCCGCACATCTTGGAAGACAACTAATCAAACATTCACATGATAGTTCTTGTTATACAATTGATAAGGAAGTAAAAAAGAATGGGTATGATTCAGTGTGGGCCAAGGCCGGAGCAAGCTTGAGAAAGGATGAATACATCATATACAATTCTACTCAATGTACTATATCATATCTCGTAGAATTTTCAGCATAAGATTACAATGAATATTTATTTAAAATTAAATAAAAAAATGAGTAAGAAAATTGACAAGAGTATCGTTCAACATCACGCAGAAGCGTTAATGAACAAGAATGGTTCAACTACCACGTTGGACGTTAAAACTGCTTTGAGACAAGGCGGATATTTCGCAGAACAGAATGTTGTATCTGACTTTATGACAGAACTGAAAGCAGAACTGGATTGGGATTCGAGCAGCAATGGTAAGTTTAATACGTATTCTATACCGGATCCTATTACGGTATCGAACGTACAAACTGGAACAGTTAATAAAGTAGGACAAGTGATAATCATGATCGAAAAGTTGTTCAGTATACACAAGTATGCCATGTCTGATAAATCTCGCATAGGTACCGATTTAGGACTCACATCTATACAAATAGAGGACCTTGCGCTTGAATGCGAGCGTACAATAGGAATGGACTATACAATTGATCTGAGGAGACCTGACACGACTATTGAGGACATCGAAAAAGCGATAATAAAATTCAATAATACAACAAAATCTGTTACATCTACAACAACATCGCAAAATGGTCGAGTGAAGGTGGACATCGATCCCATCTTTAGTTTTGGACACCCAACAGCACAATGTGGCGCAACAGACAATGAGATAGATGATTTATTGAAACAGAATCTCGTGTCAGAAAACGATTGGATTCTGTCATTGGGTAACAGCAACACCAGAATGATCTATTCCGGTTCCGAGTCGAGAGATCACGTACGTACTGCGTATGCCAGAAAAATGGGCGACAGAATACAGAACACGCGTACTCGAAGAGTGAAAAACGTAGCAAGATAATAATGAGCATAAGAACTTGTAGTGGATGTAGAGCATACAAACAGTTAAGGAGTGGTAATCCTAATGGATACTCTACACGTATTTATGGACACAGCTGTGAACTTGGATTTGATTTAGAAGAATTGACACATGATAAAATAACAACAGATTTAGTCAGAGAAGTAACGTATAAGCATAAACCAAAAAATGGTTGTTGTCCAAAACCTAAAACAGTACGTTATTTTATTGAATGTTTAAATAAAACTTTAAAAATATGATGATAAGTGCACTTTCAATTTGGTGGGTATTGCTTTGGGCTATATTCGCGACGGTATTCTACAGGATAAGATACAAAGACGTCAAGTGGTTCAAGAACCCTTGGACTATGATCGCAATTTTTGCGGCAAATTTCTTCTTCTTCGCATACGCAGCATTGCTGTTCGTTATTGTGGAGTGGTTCAGATGGAGCAGTAAAAAGACCAATGACTAAGCGATATACATTAGTTGATCGCAAGTACGGTAGAAAATTCAGGTACAGCAACTTGCAGTGGAACACCGCGTGGTTGTTTACATTTTTAGCGGGTGTATTGACAGGAATAATTTTAACATGGATAAAGTGGTAATAGATATAGACGATAAGATAGTGCTGAACTCGATAGAGGTTAGGCCGGGCATATTCCACGTTAAATGTGGCAATGAGTTCGACCTCGCTATGACATTCTTACGAGCACAAGAGTTCTATGAGTCGGATAATCCTAAGATTAAAGGACAACCGTTCTCTATCATCGAATACATCAGATGGTACGCCAGGAAACACTCTGCTTCCTTCACTTATCCAAAAGATTGGGACGGATTTAACGTATCATCAGACGTCATCAGAAAAGCGTTATCTAATGTAAACGATTGGAACATGTATGATGATGCGATGTATAATTTGATAGTCGATATGCCTGACAGATTCTACCTGATAGGCACGATGTACGCTAATAGTAGCGTGTTCAGATTGTTGGATTCACGAGTCAATGACAATGGCGTGTTAGACCACGAGGTCGCGCACGGTTTTTACTACCTAAATGAAGATTACAAACGGTCTGCAGACGAAATTATAACATCGATGTCAAAGACCACAAGAAACCGAATATACAAAGATCTCGAGAGGATGGGTTATGCCAAATCTGTATGGAACGACGAGATACAGGCTTACATGGTGTCAGGCATGGAATCAATAACAACTGCCAAAGTAGACACCGTCAGAAAGAAGTTTAAAAAATTATTTAATAAAGCACTTTTTCATGGACATAATTAAGCAATGACATACCAAGAGGTCAGAGAACGATTCCATCATCAGATATAATCTCCTATTGGAATGCTTTTAATGAGGAGCGTGCTGGTATGCTGGGACGTATGCACAACTACATCGAGGAATATGCTGAGAATGTTGATGAAGAGGATAAGATTGTCACAGACGTGACTGAAACGATCAGAGAACTTGATTCGGATTGGATAGAACTGTCTTTTAAATACCTAATGTATATTTTAACCCTGGGGGTATTAAGTAAATTTTTTACGCAGTTTCCGGCACTTTGTTTCGAAAAAAATAAAATAAAATATATGGATGTTGAAATTGATAAAATCAAAATAATAATGAACGACCAGTGGAAGGTCGAAAAGATAAGACATTATATCAAACAGGGATGGTCTATTGTATCCATTTCGTACAAGCTGAAAATGGAGATGTACAAAATATACGAAATAATGGGTTACGACCAACAGACGTCTGCACTAGGTCACAAGAACAGGCCATATTACGAGGACGAGATGGACTACGCAAAAATGGGTCCTTGTCCACTGCCAAAAGTAACATACATTGATACGAATTTTTTTTAAAAAATGGAACAAGCTAAAATATTTAATCACAAAAAAATGAACCTCTTAAATAGTTTACTAATTGTTTTATAATCATATAAATAACATTAAGAATTCAAATATAACACTTATTATGTTATTTTGAAATATGTTATTTATATTAAACATAATTTTTTTATAATTGCTAACTGACAAATTTATGAAGAAGTTAAAGAATATAGTAATGTTCGAATCGTTTGCGCCGCTTAAAGAAGCCGCAAAATACTGGATGGGCCGCGTTCCAACCGAGGATGATTTCGGCGTAGAGATTACCGACGAGTTCATCGATGGAAAGACAAATAGGGGACCTTGGGCAACGATGTCGCCTGTATCCTGGAAGAAGAACGGATTCGGCAGACTAGGCACGGGATACGGTCAGAGGTATAAGAAGCAGTCAGATGGCAAGTGGCTCAACATAGAAGGCTAGTATATTCCGTATTTTAATAAATATGCGCCAGTATCTTCACTGTCTCGTACGCACATAACTCCCAAAGGGAGATTTAACTGGCATTGCAAAGCCGTAATTGCACAACGCACCGAACGGGTGCGTTTTTTTTTCACAAAACTTCCATAACAACTTAATAAATCCGTATTATTTTTTTTATCTTTGTTACATGAATGATATTCTAATTGGTGCCATTATAATAATTATCTGCGTGTCTGTGTTTATACTAATGTCCGTTCTTGTGGTTGATTCACACAACGAGAACAAGAAAATGGAAGAGTTCAATATGAAGTTCAATATGAAGGATCATTCAGACGATATGACTATCACAGAATGCCTTGATCAATGGAATGAATTAATAGTCCAACAGAAGGAAAATGATAAACCTGATGAGATAATACAGCTAAAAGAAATGTTGAAACAGGTCAAAATGGATCTGTCAACGGCAATAGCAGACGAAGAATATGAGGTTGCCACACAGTTGCGGGACCAGATACAAAATCTTAAATTAGAACTTAAAAAATTTAGCGATGAAGATCAAATCAACTAATATGATAAAACAAATAGATATAAAAGGTTTAGGCACCTTTGAAGAATATAAAGCATTCA